AGTTTGCGCGCGCAATGGTGCATAATTCCCCGTCCAGTAGAAAGAGCTGGGCGGCTGGTATTCATCACATACGGCGGAGCCGCAACTGACCGAGATTTGAGTGACTGGGTCAACTTTGCTCTACTTCCCAAGAGCAATGCAGTCCACATCTTAGTGTCGGGTGACGACTCCTTGGTGATTGTGTGGAGTGAGACGAGCAACATATCAGTATATGAAGGTGACTTCGGTATGTTTGATCAGTCTCAAAGCGTCGGGCCATTGACGTTTGAGTATGCTGTTCTCAAGCGCTTGGGCGTTCCACATGACATAGTGGAGCGTATGGAGGGGTTAGCTCATGCTACCTACCTATTTCGAACCCGCGATAAGCGCAGTTCCGCGGAAGTTCGAGTAGATTTAACACGCCGGCCAATGCGACATACCGGCGGAACAGACACTACATTCGGAAATACGGTGGTTAACGCTCATGCTATGGCGTGGGCGTTCACCGAATATCCGGATAGCCCTGTGTCTGGGTTAAAATATTTGGGCTTTGACGTGAAAATGAAGCGTTATGGATCCATAAGTGAAGCCACTTTCCTGAAAGGCCGTTGGTACGCCACGAAGGACACTCAGTACCCAAGATACTGGGGTCCGTTACCATCGCGCATTTTAAAAGTAGGGAAAGCGATGAAGGATGTACGCCTTCTATATCGCAAAGATCTGGAGAGCTCTGCCAAAGAGTTCTTACAAGATGTGGCTTGGAGCTATAAAGCATTCATGCAGGTGCCTCTGCTGCGTGTCTTTGTCTCACGCTTTTCACGTGACACCCCTCCCCGAATTCCGGTGCCCTTCGCGCACTGGAAGATTCAAGCATCGGGTCTCCCTACACCAGAAGTGGATATGGAGATGACTTTGGCAGAACTGGGACTCCGCTATACTGTCCCGCCTGTCTGGTTTACCGAACTTGAATTCATATGGCCCTACCATCCTTTCAGGTTTGTGGTTCATCCCCTGTGCCCCGTGTTGGCGCAGGTGGATTATTCATAGACCTTAAAGCCCGTCCCTTTCGAGGGGGTCAGTGAGTGACCAGGGCTCAGAGGCACACCGCAAAAATCGACAAGAATGCAAACAAATAAGAGCAAACAGAGCAAACAGCAAACGAAAACAGTCAAAAAGACAAAGAAACGACTCGAGAAGGCAGTCGCGCGGGCCGCCGATGCGTCCTATGCTTACCCCGAATCAGCTGAGATTAACCATCCTGGCGATTTGGGGTTTGTGAAGGGCGTTAAGGCGATCCTGTCAGGGTCCTACAAAACTGATTTTGATAGGGCCATGGCACATTACATTCGGAATCTGGTTGACCCAGAGTCAGAGGTGGGCGCGAAAGTACCCGATTCTTACACCATTCCGACTGCTACGTATCAGAGTGTGTACACTTACAGTACACAGGGAAACTCTAATGCGTTAACTGGCGCGGCCGACCTGGGGAGGTTTTGCTTTTACATAAAGCCCATAATGTCCGCGGTGACACCATTCAATTCAATTCAAAACTTGAATTGTTTTAGTTTCACCGCGGACAATATGACGTGGACAGGTGGTTTTACCAACACCGTCTACGATTACCAACCCGATCCACAAGCAGGGATAATGATACCCGCCGCCCCCGCCCCTGGGGGTTTGGCAGTCCGCGCCCGTTGCGTGGGTTGTTCAGCGTGGGTTGAATATCAAGGCAGTACGCTCTTGGATGGCGGATCCATAGCAGCTGCCGTTCTGCCTGCGGATATCTGGGCGTTAAATTTGGCCAATAATGTCGGCATGGCGGCCGGCAATTTGGTTTATTGGGAGAACTTAGCGGAGGTGCGCGGAGCTTATCAGGGGAAGATTAAGAAGGGCTGCTATACGTGGTGGAAACCCAACTCATCCATGGATACGAATTTCTATCCAGTGGATCAGGTCATGGGTCCCAACGCGTGGCGCTTTCAATCCCCGGAAGTCTTCGTCATCTCTGGCATAATTCCCCCTTCATCAGGCACCACTGGGCAACCGTCCAATGTGCGTCTGAGACTGGTACTCAACTATGAGTATGAGAACTACTCGCGCGTGGTCACTCAAATGCCCTCTCCTTTCATGCCGGGGGTGCTTGAGGTAACGGAAATGGTCCTGGCAGGGCGACCCCAAGCCATGGCTAATGACGAGCACGAGTCTTTCATCGGGAGGATCTTGAAGACTGCCATAGCAGCTGGTGCGGGTTTCCTTTTAGGTGGCCCGGCTGGCGCTGCGGCAGGCGTATTGGGATCCATAGGCGCCGCTAAAATTAGTTTGTAGTGAGGTTTACGGTGTGCCTCGCGATACTCA